CCTGCTCGACGCCCGGGGTAACCGCCGGGGTGCCGAAATTTGGCTCGGTGCGGCCGCTGGGATCGACCGTCGGCGCAGCTGCACCAGGGGTGCCGAACGTCGGCTCGACCCGTCCCGGGGCCGCAGGGGCGCCCGGAATGGCGGGGGGAGCGCCAGGTGCGGCGGCGGGCGGCGGCGGATTGGCCGAGAAGCTGCCGATCGAGGGGCCGGGCTGGGGCAGCCCACCGGGCAGCGCAGCGCTACCACCGCCCGTGATGGCGCCGACGCCGGCGCCAACCACGAAGCTCTCCAAGCCGCCCTCGAACGGATCTTGCTCGGGCGCGTAGAGGCCTCGGGCCGCCAAGTTCTGGACGACGTTCTGCACCCACTCGGTCGAACCCTCGGTCAGGCCCTGCTCGACCGCCTTCTGGCCGGCCGCAACCGCGAAGCCAAGGGCGCCCGGGGTCCGGGCAAGCGGCTTCATCAAGCGCTGGAACGACAGGAAATCGAGCATCGCCGCCGGCACGCCGCCCACGATGGCAGCCTGTCGGATCTGTTCGTCGGTCGCCCCCGCCTTGACCGCGTTCTCGACGCTCTCGCCAATGTTCATGCCCGCGAACGTCGCCGGGAGTGCGGCATTGGCCATGGCGCCGAACGCGCGCAGGCCCACGTTGCCCGACGCGGCGGCAGCACCGCCAGCAAGGCCGGTCGCCATCATCGGCGCCATTTGGCCGACGCCGCGCGCGATGCCGGTGCCATAGCCCGCGTTCTCGGGCATCACCGGGAACGTATCTTGGCCCCACTGGTCGAGCTGCTGCCCCGCCTTAAACGCGCTGGTGTCCTGGATCCGCGTCACATCGCGCGGGCCCTGGCCGCCGAGTGCGCGCTGGGCCAGCTGTTCGACGACGATCAGGCGGCTCGGATCGCCGCCCCAAAGCTGCCGCAGGCGCACGCGATCGGCCTCGATCATGTCGGCGCGGCCATCGTCCTTGAATTGCTGGAACCGTTGCTCGATCCGCTGCATGTCGCGATCGTCGGCAAACGGGGTGCCCTGCAGGATCGAAACGGCGGTCAGAACGCCCTTGGGCGCATCGACCAGGGCGCCTTGCGCACCGCTGTTCAACAGCGCCTGGCCATAGCCTTGCTGCAGCTGCTGGTGCCGCTTGCGCAGCTCGATCCCGGCTTCTTCCGGGCTGAGATTGTCGGGGATGTAATCGACCCCGCCGTCGGGCAGCCGTACCTCGAAATAGCCGGTCTTGGGCGCGCGGCCGCTCTCGTCGAGGCTCGGCGACAGGGCGCGGCCGCGATTGAACTCGCGGCGGCCCTCGTTGGGATCTGTTGCCGGTGTCGCCTCGAAATTGCGCAGCAGATTGGCCGGGGCCGGCGGATTGACCCGCATAAGCGGCTGGGACGGCACATATTGCGGCGCGAGCTGCTGGCGGGTGCGCGGCGTAACCGCAGCGTCGATCGACGGGACCGACTGCTGCGGCGCGTAGGGTGTCACGCCCTCCGGGATTGGAGTTGGGGTCGAAAGGTCCTCGGTTTCCGCCTGGGCAATAACATCGCGCAAGCGAACAGGGCTTCCGGCCATCGTTTTCTCCGTTTAGGGCGGGGCGGGCACCAACCGGCCACTCCGATCTAATACCATACTCCCACGGATAGGTGCATCAGTTGGTCGCGGCGCCATATATGGTACGGCCGGCGGCGTCACCTGGGTAGGAGCAAACTGCGGAAATTCATCGGTCCCGCCCGTGTCCTGGAAATCGTCGCCGCCCAGATAGTTCGGCAGCTGCGGCATCGCGGTAGGAGCCTGCGGGGCAGCGGCGGGGCCACTGTTGAACGCGCCAGCACCACCCACGGTGAAATCGCGCAACGACGGCCGTGCGGCCGCAGGTGCAGCGGGGGCTGGCGCCGGTTCTCCCGGGCGGGGCGCTTGCATGGGCGGCCCTGGGATCTCTGCGGGGCCGCCGCCGCCAGGAGCGCCGCCAGCGCTCATAGAGGCCATGAGCTCTTGGGTAGCTTGGCGGATCTGTTCTTCGCCGGGCAGGGCTCGGAAAGTGCGATCGTTCTCGGCACGGGTGCGCGCCCATTGCACCGCTGCGGCGCGAAGCGCACCGGGATTGACACGCGCCTGGGCCAACCGCTCCTGCGCTTCGAGAATGTGGCTGTAGTTGAACGGCTCGCCGCGTTCGAGCGCGATTTCGCGGCCGATCGCTTGGGACATCTGATACTGGTTGGTGATCCGACCACCAAGGCCAGCTGCAGCGCCACCGGCACCGCCGCCAGCGCCCATCGGGGCTTGGCCGCGCCCGACCTCTTGCATGTAGGTGTTGGTCGGGGCGCCCGGCTTGTAGGCATTGCGATCGACCAGATAGGTGACCAGCTGGTCGGCCTGCCGTACCTGCTGAAACCCAATGTTGGGCCTGGTCCGGGGCGGGCCCACCGTGGCGAACGCGGTCTCGAGATTGCCGCTCTGCGCGAACGCCGCAATGAATTTCTGGGCTTGCTGCGGATCGTCGCGATAGATCTTCTCGGAGATCAGCATGCCGCGCGCGAAATTCCCGTTCGTCGCCATGGAATTTACCATGTCGGGCGGGAACTGCAGGCCGTGACGCTGCACCAAGAAATCGAAGGTCGGGCGGTCGCCCTTGGCGATCGCGATCAGCGCGGCGCGCTCCTGTTCGTCCTGGCGCCGCTGATCGACCTGAGACTGCTGGTGCGACGCATTGAAGGCCTGCATCGCGGCTTGCCCGCCGCCTTGCACGTTGGCGAGCGAGGCCGACAGATCGCGAAGCGCGGTGGCGTGCTGGTCCTGGCGCACCGCTCCTGGTGCTGGGGCTGCCGGTGCCGCCGCCGGTGCCGGGCTCGGGGCGGCCTGGGGCGTCGGGGGCGGTGCAATCATCGAAGCTGGCGAGCCTGGCGTGGGCTGCGCGGGTGCCGGGCTCGGGGCCGACAACGTGGGCGTGGTCTGAACCGGGGTGGGTTGCGGCGTGTTGCGCGCGAACACGTTGCGTAGCCCGGCCCGCGTCGCGGTATCGACGTTCTGCTGCTCGGCGGAACGGCGCATCCCCTCGTCGAGATTGAAATCAACCGACGCGCGCGAGCTTGCCCGGTCCATGCCTTCGTTGAAGGCCTGGGTGGCGGGGTTGGCTTCGATGTAACGCAACGCCATTGGATCCTCCTAGACTTGAGCCGTCATTTTCGAGAACCGCCGCTCGCGCGCGCGGTCCTTGGCGTCGGATGCGATCTGGCTGGCGATCGCCCCGATCGCGGTCCCGGCGTTGCGGCCTTGGGCCAGCTCATACGATGCGTCGTTGGCGCCGATCTCGCGGATCGACGCTGCATCGGCACGGCCCGTGTTCTGGTCGATCGTCGAGACCTGCCCTGTCGCGACTTGGCCCTGGCCCGACAACGTGTTGGTTGCGGCGTCGGCGCGGCGCTGGTTCTGGTCGGCGAACGTGGCGCCCATCCGGTTGTTGAGATCGTTCACCACGGCGGCTTGGGCACGGCCAGCGCCACGCAGCCCCGAGGAAGCGAGCCGCGCGTTGGTGTTGCGCTGTGCGTCGTCGAGCTGGATCCGCTGGCTCGCCGTCATCACGTTGGGGTCGAGCGCGCTGATCGAGCGCAACTGGGTGCGCGCCTGGTCGCCGGCCTCGAGCGCCGGGGCCCAGCGCGCCGCCGCTTGCGCGTTGGCCGCAGCCTGTGCCGCGCGCGCCGCCTCTTGCGACTGGTTGTACTGGTCGCGCGCCGCCGCGTTGGAGTTCGAGCTGATCACCGCGCTGGCGATCGGGGCCACGGCCGAAATCACCGGGGCGGCTTGCGACACCGCCTCAGTGACCGGGGCCACAAAGTCTTTGATGCTCGTGAAAATGTCGGAGAACCACGACATGGCTTATTTCCCCTTTCCGATCCGAGAGGGCAACGGGCGCACCCCCTTGAGCTGCGAGCCGCGACCGGTCGGGGCGCCACGCTCGGGCGCCGCTGCCGGCATCGCCTGGAAATCCAAGATACCACGGCCACCGCCGCTGGGCGGCATCGGTGCGGGCGCACCGCCAGCCATCGGCGGGGCCTGCGGACGCATGGGCGCGCGCGGGCCACCAGCCATCGGCATCGGCATTGGGGGCTTGGCGCCAGCCGTGGCCGCAATCGGGGTCGGCGCGGCCGGGGCGGCTTGCGGGCGGCCCTGCGGCATCGGCGGGGGCGTGTCTTGGTGTCCGTAACCTTCCAGCTGCTCGGGCGGTAGGGCAGCGCCAGCATTGGCCGGCGGGCGGCCCGTGAAGCGCTGCACAAACTCGTCCAGAACGGCTTTGCCGCGTTCGGGATCCACGTTGCCGTCCTTGTTGCCCATGATCATCTGCAACAGCATTTCGAGGACCCGCGGATCCACATTGCCCATTGCGCTTACGAGCTCTGTCGGCAGGACGTATTCGCCAACATCGACGTGCACAGTTCCATCGTCAGGACCTTTGGGGTTCTGGCCACCAACCATGCTCTTGCTGATATAGCCGCCGTCGGCGGTGTAACCGCCGGCACCGGCATCGCCGCCGCCGCCTGCGCCGTTGTCGCCGTTGTCGCTCGTTCCCGTGCCGCCGCCGCCGCTGGTATCAGAGGAGCCTGCGTCGGATGTGCCCACTGAGCCGGTGCCCATGCCGTCGTTGACGCTTGCCGCATCGGGCACGCCCGTTGTCGCATCAACCGTCGTGGCGCTGGTGGTGGTGCTGGTGGTTGTGTCGCCGCCGAACAAGGAACCCGTGTCCTCGGGCTGGCCAACCGCATTGGGGTTGGCCGAGAGCGAGTTTGCGGCTTGGTCCGGGGTCGGGCCTTGGCCGGAATACGATGATACGCCGTTGGCGTCGGTCGAAACGGAAAGCTCGCCACGCGATACTGCGGCCTCGGGTCCCTGAGGCACCCCGGCCAGCTCGGCTCGGCCACGGGCTGCGGCCGCACCCACGCGATTTGCTTCCGCAAAGCCCGGATTGAAATTGGTGCCGCGCTCGAACGCCGAGATCGCGTTCTCTCGCTGGCTTTTGATGCTGTCGGGCGAAAAGAAGCTGGTGACGCGGCCAACCCCGGTGTCCTCGAGCTGGTTGTTAGTTCGGTTCGTGTCGATCGCGCGGCCGACCAGGCCGCCCACCGTGGCGAGCCCGCCAACCCCCGTCGCCAAGCCGATCGCTGTCCCGGCGATCGACAATGCGTTCTGGTAGTTCACGTCGAAATACTGGGCGACGAACGAAGCCGCATCCTCGAGCGAGAGGCCCGAAAGCTGCTCGCCCAGATCCTTCATTTCCGTGTCGCGCGCGCGCTGGGCATCGTTGCCGTCGGACCCACCACCAAACGCGCCCGACGCGCTGAAATTGCGCAGCGACATTGGGGCTTGTGCGCCTGGGCTCGCCGAACCGCCCGTCACCGCGCCGTCGCGGGTCTCAAAGAACTGGTTGGGCCGCGCACGGCCGCCGCCGCCTCGAAAACCTTGACCGTTCTGGATCGACTGCGCCATCGGTGGCTCCTTATTGGCCAGAGACTTTGGTGCGCGCGGCCGTGATGACCGCGTTGAGGGTGTCCTTTATCTCGTTGACCTGGGCCTGGGTCGGCGGGTTGCCGATCGTGGTCTGGATCAGCGGGATCTCGGCGATCTTTTCCATTTGCAGCACCGAGGGGCGCACACCGTTCCAAAGCTGGGTCGCCCATTGCTGGAACGAAGATATGGTCTGCGCCAATGCGTCGATCGTGGTGAGCGGCTGGGTGATCCGAGGGGGTTGAGGGACTGACATTAGGTGCCGAGCTCCGTAATGAGGCCTTTGACGTTCGCCAGCTCCCACCGGCAGGGATCCGTGACGATATACTCGATTTGGAACGAGCTGCAGGAGCCGAGCGCAGGATAGTCGATAAACATGAACTTGTCGCCGCGCGCGCCGAGGCTCTTTTCCATCCAGCGGGTCCAGGCCCGGTTGTCCTTGTTGATCCGCATTTGGAACTTAGGCGCCACGTTGCCGTTCAACGGATCGCCGCGCGCCACGAGCACCCGCAGCCCGTCGCACCGGATCGGTCCCCACATATCGTAGTGCCCGGAACGATACAGCGCGCGCTGCACCTGCCCATCGTTGGTGAACGTGTTGCGGTCGAGCTCGAAGATCTTTCCGTTCTCGCCGCCGACAAAGCTGCGGTTCCAGACCGAGCACACGCTGCGGCCCGGCCAGCACGCCGGCACGCCGCGCCGCGGATCCCAGCCGTACAGCAAGGACCAGCGATTGTTCTTGTAGTCGAAAATCATGGTGATGCCCGGCGTGCCATACACGTTGATCGCGTGCGGCAGCTGCAGAAGCATGAATTTCTGGCCGTCGACCGGCATTTCAGCCGCCCAGGCCTCACTCCAATTCGTGATGTTGTCGAGCTTCTGCTGGATGTCGCCCGAGAGGGGGCGCCCGATCTGGCCGCTCGATCGCACAAACTCGTAGTCGGAGTTGACGAACCAAAGCCCATTGTCGGCCGGAACCATCGTGTAGGGCAGGCCCAGGCCTTCGCCCACCGCCCACCGCCGATAGAACGGGGTCGTGCCGTCGGGCAGGCGCTCGAATTGCTCGACCGAACTTGGGCCCGCGACCATGAGCTCGCGGAATGGCGTGGCCACAATGGCCGTCACCACGTCTGGGTTGCTCTCGGCGGTCAGGATGTTGAGAGGGTCCCAGGTGCGCCAGAGGCCGGCATCCGAGTATTGGAAGCGCCCGCTCGAGCGCTCGTTGGCCACCAGATACCCGTCGGCATAGGCGACGTGCGTTGCAATGGGCGCATCGTTGCTCAGCAGCTCGGTCTTTTTGCCAGCAAAGCGCAGGATCGGGCCGCCAGCGGCGTAGACCAGCTCGTCCTCGGTCTTGGTGAACACCGGGCGCAGGCCGCCGGAAAGCTGAACGTCGGTGACGCTCTCGGCGTTGCTGCGATCGTCGATCCGATAGGTGCGGCCCGTGCTCGACACCGCGATCAGGTCGGATTTGTAATCGACGACGAACATGGTCCCGGTCTCGCCCGGGATCTGCAGAAACGGTTTTAGGCCGGGAAACCGCGTATGGCCGCCCGCGTCGTTGATGTAGATGTTCTCGAGCGCTGCGGCCGCCTTCTGCAGGCTGGTCTCCGCGACGTTCTGGAACATCTTTTGATTGACGGCGATCGGGCGCCACTCGGACATGAGATCACCCGTACTTGGTTGCGACGTGAACCGTCCAATTGATGGTGGTCGATACGGCGCCGGTCACCCTGGCCTCGACCTCGGACGCCGTTGCGGCCAACGTGAAATCCCAGCCCGCCACGTCCTCGAAATCGGTCCCGATCGCCTCGACCGAGCCCATTACTGCAACGGTGCCGACGGTGAGCGTGCCGTTGACCTGGGCGCTGCCCGTGGCGCCGTCCGTGATGATCTCGTTGTTCTGGAAGATCCCGGTGATCGAGCGCAGCGACAATGTGCCGGTGACGCCGCTGTCGCTGTCCGCGACGATCCGCGCCGTGGCGCCCGACGTGGCGCCGGTCAGGATGTTGCCCACCGTGTAGTTGCCCGTTTGGCTTTGGTAGGCCAGCGTCGAGGGTGCGCGCCGGAATTTGGCGTAGCGACGATAGACCGCACGATTGACGCCGTTGCGCTGGTTGCCGATTGCGATCGCGTCGATCGCCACGATCTCGCCCGCGTCCAGGGCGCCGGTTGACCACGCCTTGGTGACCGTGCCGTCGGTCGTGGTGCCGCCCACCGAGCCCTGATCGACCTCGTAGAAGAAATTGATCTTCGTGGTGTCGCCGGTGAACGTCGTTGCGGCATCGGTCGTGCAGTTGATGAACCCGATATTGTTCTGGGGCAGGGTGAGCGACATCGTAGCGCCCACGAAATTGCAGCCCTCGAATAGGATGTCGTCGGCCGTGTCTTGGATTGCGATGGTGCCGCTGCGGAACTCGCATTTCTCCATGCGGAAATACAGGGCCTTGGCCGCGTCGATCGTGGTGGCCAGATTGTCGTCCTGGATCTTCACGTTGTTGGTGTTCGACGTGAACGCGCAATCTTGAACGTGGGTGAAGCGCGCGCCGTTGCCGTGCAGGCCGATCCCGGTATTGCTTTGGAACCGCAGCTTCTCAAGCAGGTTGTTGACCACGGCCCGGTCCTCGTAGGACAGGTAGATCCCAACCGTGGTGCAAAGCTCGACGAGCCCGCCCGACCATGTGTTGCGCAGCCATTCGCTGCCCGTCGAGCCGCCGCCCGCATTGACGTCGCCCAGCAGGCGCGCGCCCGAGCCGCAGTTCGAGACCGTGAGATCGCGCCAGAAATTGTTGGTGCCGCCGCGCGCCTCGATCCCGGTCTCGAAGCGCCGGATCTGCACGTCGTTCATCCGGGTCTGGGCAAGGCTTTCGCCGTAGACCCCAACCGAGCTCACCATAAGATTGATGCCGTCGAGCGTCAGATTGGCGAGGCCGCAGCCCGAGCCGACCAGGGTGATCGACCGGCCCGCGACCTGGCTCTGCATGATCGTCGCGGCCTTGCCGGCCCCGACCAGGCGCACCCCAGCGCTCAGCGTGATCTGGTTGAACGCGAAGGTCTTGGCGGGAAGGATGACGTCGCCGCCGCCCACCGCTGCGGCCTGGCCGATCGCGGTCGTAAGCGTGGTGGTGTTCGTCGCTGGCGAGACCCCGATCTCGCCGTAATCCTCGGCAAAGATCTGGTTGGCCACGATGTCTTGCAGGGCGCGCAACCGGCCGCTGGCGCGCGGCTTGGCCAGCATGTTGCTCGCGTCCTCGCCTTCGACCTCGGTGAGGGGCGGGGTCTGCACCCCGCCAATGTTGCTGCCGTTGATCACCAGCTCGAACGCCGCGCCGCAGTAGAGGGGCTGGGAGAACTTGCCGTAAACGACGCCCGCGCCGTCCTGGTAGCTCTCAAGGATCTGGGGGTTTGGGGCGACCTGGGTGAGCCCGGGATCGTAGTAGACGGTCGCCTTTTGCGTGGTGCCGGCCAAACGGATCTCGACCTCGGAACCGCCCTGGCCTGCCCGCCAAATATCGAACTCTGCGATGCGCTGGCCCGCCATTTTAGTAATCCGCCCCAAATGCGGTGATGTCGATCGTCTCGCCGGTGCCCAGCGCCGTGCCGGCTGCCGCCATGAGCACGTCGTCGGCGCCCAGCGTCAGGAAATCGTCGGGCTTGGCGTTGATCCAGGGCATTTCGGTGACGTTGAGCCCGTTCACCGAGGCGTTGGCCGTGATGTAACCGCTGTTGGCCGGAACGTCGATGATGCCCAGCTGCGCGATACGGTACAGCTTCGTGGTGGCCAGCAAGTTCTCTGCGGCTTGCACCGTCCCGGTGGCCATGGCGATCGTGCCGGCCGCGACCGACGTGAGAAGCGCCTTGAAATCGTTGGCCAGGGTAGAGGCGCCCAGCAGCTGCAACGGATCGCCGATGTTCCAGCCGTCGGTGACGAACGAGCCGCTGGTGCGCGTGATGCTGTCGGAACCGCCGCCGCCGTCGACGAAGGCGCCGGTGCCCACGTTCGAGCCCAGGGTCAGTGCCTTGCCGATCGCAAGAACGATCGTGTTGGCGCTGGCGTCCGACGACGTGATGCCCAGGCCGTAGATCTTCGATCCGCGCGTGCCGCCGAAGGCCACGGGATCCCAGATCGGGCGAAAGCGCGTGCCGTGCGCCGGGATCAGGATGCGCTGCTGGGTGCGCGGCTGGCCAAGAAAGGTGGGGGTATCCATCGGGTGCTCCTTAGATCGGGGTCCGGGTCAACATGGGGCGCTGGGTGAGCCGTTCCGACATAGCGATGCGGGAAAGCTGGGTCGCATTGTCGATGTCGCTGGCTTCGACCTGGGGCGAGATAACGCCGGTCTGCTGCTGGCCGACACCGAGGCCGTCGATAACGCAGATCACGTCGTCTTGGAAATAGACGGGCTGCCCGAACTTGCCCTGGCTGTCCAGGGTCTGCGGGTTGAGCAACGCGAGGGCCGAGGTTTGATCCTCGAAAAGATCGGCAAGGGTCGACGTCAGATCGCCGGCAGCGTCGGTCAGAAAGACGGAGACCTCGACGTTTGCATAGACCGGGTTCGGCAGCAGAAAGTCGCGTAGGAGTGTGCGCCGGTTGCTTGCCATGTCAGCCTCTAAAAATTGGGGAGAGAGATACGCGGGCGATAGTGATCGTCGTTCTCGAACGCCATGAGCTTGTCGTGCACCTGATCGCGATCGCCCTTGAGCCGGGCCAGCTCGGCCTCGGGCAAGCGCTTGAACGCGCCGTTGCCCATTTCGTACCCAGTGGCCAAAATGGCCCAAAGTTTCCACGCCGAGCGCAGCTGCGAGATCTGCTGGCTATCCAGGCGCGTGCTCTCGGGCGCGAAGCTCTGGAAGGTGAGGCGGATCACCTGATAGTCGTCGGTCGGGATCGGCCATACCGTCATCACCGGTTCCATGGACCGGTCGATGTAGATCATGCTGGGGCGGCCCGATCCGGCCTTGTTCTCGATCCCGTCGTACTCC